CCCACTCGGGCTTGTATATTTCAGATTCAGGAATGTTTTGGGTCACAATTTTTTCTCCGTCAAACCATATTTTTGTAATGTGTGCGGTCATGTGTTCTTCTCCTTAAGTTTGGCTTCAACAAACTGTGCAAACTCAAAAACAGTTGGGTGGTCTGGTAAATCCCAAGAATCAACATCTATTTGCGTCAGCCCAACCCAAGGCTTCTGTGTTTCCGGCGGCGTACCTTTATACACATCTTTGACGGAAACGTGGTTTTCACTCATTTGTTCTTCTCCTTTAACTTAGCCTCAACAATTGCCGCAACATCAGCGAACGTAAAGTCATTGACGATGTACGGCGCACGAAGGCGCATTGAGTCGTAATCTTCTGGTGTCAGTCCCACCCAAGGCTTATGTGGTTGTGTTGATGTGTAAAGCGGGGCGCACTCCTCGTTGTCAAAGAACTCGTCCTGCTCCTCGGCAGACATTTGAGAAAAGGTCTGAAAGTGGTTTTCACCACAACATTGGAACCGTGCCTTCTCGCACCCGCAGTAACAGCAGTATTGCGTGTCGTCTGCTAATAGTTCTTCTCGTGTCATAACATACCTTTAACTAAAATAAGTTAACCAATGTACGTAAGTAGGTGCAATGTTGTGTAAAAAACTGTCATCTACACACTCTATTTTCACCCAGTTCAGCGCTGTTTCTGAAGCAAAGTAGCAACCTATAACAGTGTCTCCTATAGCCTCAGTGATTGTCATAACGGTCCCTTCGATAAAAACCGATGCTTGGTTTGTTTCAGTGCCCACAGAACGTCCGGTAGACGCAAAATAATCAGCTTAGTCATGAGTTTTCTTTTTCAACTTAGTTAGTACAGACGAAAAAAAGCCCCGGTTGCTGACCTCAGAAATGAGGCGCAAACACGAGGCTTGAAGAATTCAAATTCCAAACTTTGGAACTTTGGAATTTAGAAATCAAAAAAGGCCACAAGCCGAAGCTTGTAGCCTTATGATTTCATTGAATAAAAATGGCGGAGTGGACGGGACTCGAACCCGCGACCCCCGGCGTGACAGGCCGGTGCCAGAAGCCAATGAACATGCGGCTTTCAAGAGGATTGACGTTCCAAAGTTAGGGGTAATTTTGATACGTTTCTCCTATGAAGAAGAAATTATATTCCAAACTTTTTGGCTGTTTACCCTGCTGGTTTTGCACGCTTTACAAGACGCCTGTCGTAGACCTGCTGGATCATCTTGTCTGATGCATGGCCGGTAACATTTTTGACATCGGTGTCACCTCGTTCAAGCTTGTCGCTGACTCCCATAGGACGGCATTCTTGAAGACTGAATTGCTTGAATGGGATGCTCTCTTTCTTGGCTTCCAAGATACATTCACGCATCAAGTCAGTCAGCATAGACTTCCAGCCACCTTTGGTATAGCGGCTTCCTTGCATATTGCCAAAGATGTACAAGCCACTGGCGGTCTTGTTACGCTGGATAGCCAAAGCTTCAGCAATAGTTTCCCGCAAACCAGGACTCCACTCAATCAAGATTGCAGGCTTGTCATGGTTCTTGCCGTCTTGCCACAAGATGCCGTCTTCTTGGATATTTTCTTTTTGGATTGCACGAACTTCAACAGAGCGTCTGACACACAACCAAGCAGTGCGCAGACCCATTGCAACAATGTGCCTTGCACCGCCAAACTTGCGCCCTACTCTAGTAGCAAGCTCCATTTCTGCAGCAGTGACTAAGCGTCTTTGTTTGACAGTCTTGTTCTTGGTTAGATCTGAGAATGGGTTGATTGATACCAAACCTTTCTTGATGCCGTACTCCATGAACAGCCTAGCCAATGCCATCTCTTTGTTGCCTTTCTCAGGGCGAGTGGCTTGGCAAGCTTCAAGGTACTCATAGCCCATGGTTTTGGTGAGCTCTTCAAGTTCAAGATGGCCAAAAGCTTTTACTAAGTTAGCAGCTTCTGGCTTGTTGCCTTTTAAGGTGGAGTCTGCACGCCTTTCTTTTGATTTGATAGGTAATGCCTCTTGCCAAGCAAACCAAGCCGCCACAAGGCCGCTAAAGCTGCCTACAATTACTTGTGAGCCCATATTCATAGCAGTCTCTACAGCGAGCTTGCGAGTTTTGGCAACTTCAATAGGATTGTTGGCTGGGCAATCGAGGCGAAAAGCCCAACGACCATCCAGCATCTTGTAGCCGATTGAATAGACGCGAACGCCTATGCGTTCGTAGACACGAAATGGAAGTCCATCAGGTTTAACGCGACGATTGATCATTATTTTCTCAAGAAGGAAATGTTGGCACTGCGTGCTGGTGCATTAATTCCGGTATGCCGACCTGTACTGATTGCTTCGTAATGAGAGCGCTCTAGCACCAACCCTGCCTTGCCAACAAAAGCTCTTGTGAAGCCTCGTTGATGCAAGACAGAGAGTTGCTTTCCAGGTTTGGCGTAACCAGTCAACGCAACTAACTCGTTTTCAGTCAGTGTGATGCTTGCTGTCATGCAGGCACGCCGATAGATTGAAAGAGTTGAAGACCTATCTCGTATGGAAAATGAGCTCCACGGTCTGCGACCAGGAGCTCATCGTTTTGTCGATTAAGACCCACAGCGCAACCGATAAAAAAGACTTCACCATCCAACAAAGTATTTACTCGAACGATGCCAATATTTTGACCGCTGATTGGTGCAAACCAAACAGAGTCTACGACGTCAAAAGTTGTTTTCATTTTGTTTCCTTAATCGATTCCATAGCCCAGTCTGCATCGCCTGAAATTCCGTAAGACTCACCAAAATGTATTTCTTCCCAAGCAAGTGTTTCTGCGTGGTTTTCATCGTCTGCTTCTACATTGATGACTGTGTACGAGACACGGCGCATTTCTACTTCATAAGTTTTCATGCATGTTCCTTTGGTAGTTCAAATTCGTCGCCCAGCTTGGTTGCCACGTAGCAGCGCATAGCCGCGATAAGTGGCGTTGGGCCGTAGTAATAAAACACTTCTCCGCTTTCTGTGTGCCTATATGCACATCCTTGGGTACTGCCTATCTGCTGACATACCAGCCCGATGTTCTCCCGCTCAATGATCGGGCCACCTTGTGCCCAATCGGTTGATGGAGACACTGCCACCTTTCTCTTTTGTTCGTCATAAACAAAAGGGAAAGGTAGGTCGGCACACTTCGCCACCGCCCAGTCAAGGGCTTCGTATGTTTTCATTCTGTTTCTACAATCTCGCACCACAGGTTGCGGCAAATGTTGTAAATGTGGCTGTTGGCTTCGTCAGAGCCCACTCCATAAAGGTCAATGGTTTCTTCGTAGTGACGCTCTTCTTCACCCTGCAAATAGTTGAGTACCTGCACAAGAGTGTCTTTAGTTATCAGTACTTTTGGCATTTAATATTTTTCCTTTGAAATTAAAACTGGTTTTTCCACTCATGGTGGAATTGAGCGTCTTGCATGATTTGTTTGTCTTCCTGCTCTTGCTGTCGCAAGAAATGCACACTCACCAAGTGCGCTTTAGATTTAGGTGCTTTAAAACTGGAGACTGCTTTCTCATAAGCTTCAAAAGAAGACTGAGCAAATACTTGAAGTTCTTTGTTTGCGTAATACGCAAGGTAAGCGTGGGTCATAAAAGCCTTAAAAGTTCAACGCGGCCATCGGCGACGTTGCTGAGTCCAGAACCTGTACCGAAGGCGTGGATGCAAGAAGATGAGACGACTGAGCGAAAACCTTCGCAGCGTTCTTTGTTTACAGACCAACACAGCACATCACCCACTTCCATTGCTTTAATCTTTTCGATGTAGCCGGGGTATTCAGCACGCCAGTCGTTAGAACGTTTGCGTTGGGGCTTGATAACAGGCACTGCAATTTCAAGCGTGCCCAGTACTTGACCAGATGGCAGTTGAATGGCGTAAGGAATTCTGGCAGCAGCTAGAAATTTAAGTGCTTTATCAACAGCGATTTGTTGCACAGCAAACAAAGCAATAGGAGGCGAATTAGTGATCATGTTTTCTTTCAGGCGTAAAAAAACCCGCCTAAGCGGGTGGGTTAACTGGCAATAAAGGCTTAACTCGTTACAACAATTTGATGCTTGTCATGGAACTCTTTTTTAGTGTTGTCACAGATGCTCCTAATCGTGTCCTGGTTGGCTTCATTAGGTAGCGTGGTAGCAGTGGCCCAGGTTGGCCAGAAGATGTCCAGAGCAGCACCTAGCTTCACAGTTGGATGCTGGATTTCAGGGAGTTCTTGCCATTGCATGGCAATGATCAGTTCCTTGTTAGCCCACTCCACAACAGCAACGTCATCTCTTATGAGGAGGTAGATGGCGTCGTGAATGAGAGCCACTGGTTTGATGTCCAGTCGGTAAGGCGATGCCCAGACTTTTCCCATAAAAGCTACAGCTGCACGGTTGTTGAGCAAGCCATAGGATTGACCTAGTGCATTGCCAGCGGTGCGGCCTTCAGCTGCAGCTTCGTAAGGCATACCTTTCTTGCCGAACATGACTTGCTTGAGCAAAGGTGTTCTGACCCTCAAGCCAAAAGCAACTTCCACATAACCGTCACTGGCTGCTTGATGCAGTCGTGCTTGTACGTAGTCGTCGCTTTCTTTGTAGAGGTCGTGGTAGCCCTTCTCAATGGCTTTGGATTTGTCTTCTGGCCAACCCAAGTTGTTCATCATCCCGTGATAAGTACCGCCGTAAGTTAGCAAGAAGGTTGGACCTTTTGAGTCTTGCCTTAGCTGGGGGTACTTTTTTTTAATGGTGTTAACACTGGTGGGATCGGACAAGATGATTTCAGGGCACTGGTCCCTGAAGTAGTAGGCGGCTCTAAGACAGTGTCCGTCAAAGCCTTGCTCATAAACGGCCAGTTTGTTTTTATCTTTGGTAGTAAGTGCACTGATGTAATCCTCCAATGAATTGAAGTCGGCTCCACAAAAGAGCCAACCTGGTGGGGCTTGAAAGCATTGCTTAATAAGTTTGCCAAACGTAGAACCTGCAGGCAAGTTCTGCATGTTGGGGTCACTTGAAGACAAGCGGCCAGAGACTGTTCCGCCTAAGTTAAAGCTGCCATGCAAGTAGCGCATTCCATCGGCCTTCAGTAAGCCTTTTTCAAAAGCTGGAATGAAGGTAGATAGGATTTTGCTGACTTTGCCATACGCTACTAAAGCAGTGAGCAAAGCTACGGCATCTGGATCACTGGCGTGGTTTACCAGTTTCTCTAAAGTGTCGGCACCTGTAGCGGGTTGCTTGGTGTCGGTGTAGTCCAGAACAGGTAGCCCCATTTGTACGTACAACAACTTTTGCAGCTGAATACCAGAGTTGGGGTTAAAGCAAACGTCTTTGAATTTCTCCAAAGGGTGTTGCTTTGTTTTGAGCTTGGTATTGGCTGCAGCTTGAGCGTTGCGTTGAAGGAGCAAGTTGAGCATGGTGATTTGAGAGCTGTTGGTTATCACAGACAAATGCTCGGCATGCTCTTGTTTTAGCTTGGCTTTGGTTTGCTCAATGGTTTCTGGAGACATGGGCATACCTTCCAGTTCCATTTGAATGATCAACTTGAGGCTGGGTAGCATCAAGTCTTCATAGAGTTGTAGCTGCTTGTCTTGAACCATCACGGAGTGATGCTTGTTGAACACATATTGCGTGCAGAGTGCATCAACCAAGTTGTACTCCAGCAGTTTGGTTAACGGCACCTTGCGGATGTCCTTAACCTCGACTGCCCAGTTGCCAGCAAACTCATGTGCCAAGGCTTTAAGACCTAGTACGTTACCTGCTGTGGAGTTGGTAGCTAGGTACGCAATGATTTTGGTATCTTGAAAGCGTTGAGTCATGATCTCTAAACCATCAAGGCAACCTGCTGTGTCTAAAAGATTTTTCATCCACAGAGTAGCAACGATAACTTTAATGTCATACGTTGCGTTGTGGAAGACAAGCTCACCTTGGTAGTTTGTAAAGAACTCTATAAGTAGCTGCCTGACCTCCAGGTTGACGTACTGATAGCCGCAAAGACCGTTTTCAACTTCTGTGTAAGGCGCGTAGTCACATGCGAAAGCAATGCCGTTGTGTTGGTCCCAGGCAAAAGCAATGGTGCCAATGCCAGCTTTGTTAAACCGAAGCGAAAACGCTTCGATGTCACACATCAAGCGAGGATGCTGGTGCAGTGCTTGTAAAGTAGCTTTGATGCTGACGTAGTCTTGTGGATACGCAGCTGAGTGAATGACGTTTTTGCCGATAGCTTGGTAGCTGCCGTGATGAGCATCAGCTAAGGTCTTCAAAGACAAATCAAGCTTAGCTTGGAGTTCTGGGTTGAAGATCAGTTGCTGGTAGTTCAAGCCAAGGATGACACTCATGTCTTCATACCCTTTAATCTTGCAAGGCAAGACGTAGCCGAGATGAGGTTCAGCACGGGCTTGGCCTGCTAGCACTTTGAAGTAAGCAGCATCAGCTACATAAAGACGCTTGACGCTTAGGTCTTGCAAGGTAGGCAAGAGTTCATCAAGATAAGCTTTGATAAAGGTAGCAGGCGCTTTGCCAATATCGTTGTATGACAGCGTGAACGCAATCACTTCGTCTTGGCGAACGCCCTGCTCTACCAAAGGCTCAACGTAGTTAGCCAGCACTTCAGCCTTGCTGAAGGAGTTGGACTTGCACAGTAGAGCGTTGGTATAGCGGTCAGCTTCTTCAAAGATGTGGTGGCGCATGGGTTCTTTCAAATAAGCAGATTAGTAACCATCCTGCGTTTCATTAAATGAATAGTGTCTTTGTTTTTATCTTGAAGCAGAGATACTGTCTCATTAGACAATTTCTTACCTCGGCAAGGACAAGAGTCAATAAGCCTTTGCACAGGATGATGTAAAGATTCAGGTAACAGACGTAAATAATCATGTAATTCGTTGGATGAATTCAATACTTGATTAATAAAGCCCATGACAAAAGGCAACTCTTTTTCATTAAGTAGCTTTGCGTCAGTGAGCCAATCATTCATCAGAGGTTGCAACTGAATCAATAAACGATTCTGCTTGCGAGGCAAAGCAGTAGTATCGCAGTTGTACGTAACGTTCTTAAAAATAAAAGAAGTGTGCGCGTAGCCACCTAACAAAGTGTTCTTGTGAGCGATTTGATTAAGTCGGTCTTGAAATTCCTTATCAATAGGCGCATATAAAAACGTGTATAAAGTGTCTTTTATTTGACTTTTGGTTCGGGGATCTAGTTGCAAATGTTCTGACATGTGATTTCTCTGGGGGTTAATTAATTAAGCTAAATCTCCGGTAAGAAATACTTTATTCCTAGCGCGACTAACTGCGACATAAAGCATCCTTGCTATTTGATCGCCACTATTACAGCGGCTAACGTCATCAAGATCAATAAAGACCTCATCAAAAGTAGAGCCTTGGGCTTTGTTAATCGTGCAGGCATATGCTGCTCGCAGATCAACCCAACGCTCTTCTATCTCTTTTACTGCGTCCAGATCCTCATCAGCACGGGCTTGTTTGATACGTGTTTTTTTGTCATGCAAAGTTTTAGGCATGAAAGCTGCAACTTCGTTATCTAGTGCAAAGTTGTTGCCTAGAACTCCCAGGCGTTCTACGTCTGATGAGATGCCTGTGATTTGCACCATTTGGTTTGCTTTGATGCCTTTCCTGCCTACGGATAGAAAGTTGTTAGAAACTGCGTAGTCTTCTACTGCAAAGGCAGGAGCGCCTTTAACATGAGCACTAACATAGTCGTTAAAACTAATCACGCACTTGTTGGTCCAGCCCAAGATTTTGGAATCTGAGAAGCGCCAGTTGGGACGGTTGAACTCTTTTGCAATAGCTTGGTTGAACTCAGCACGCTCAAGGTAAACAACATGATGGCCATCAGGTATGAATTTGAAGAACTCACCTGAGTTAACAGTGTCTCTGAACTTGGTAGAAAGAGCCACAATAGGGTTGCCTTCAGCTTGCCGTACTACTTGTGTAAGAGTAGCGCCTGAAAACTTAGAACTAAATACAGGTGTGCCTTTGCTTTTGACAGGTGTCAGCTGTGCAGGATCACCCACAAACACCACTTTGCAGTTGCTTGTCAGTGTGAAGATGAATTCCAGCAGCTGTTTGTCGATGTAGCTGGCTTCATCAATAAACAACAAGCAGTCTTCTTTAACGTCGTGTGACCTGGGTATCAGCGTGGTTTCGTTGGTTTTGTAGTCTGTTTGGACACGCAAGCCTAGAAACGAATGGATAGTGCTTACCTTTTGTCCAGTGATGTGGGCGAGGTTCTCAGCCGCCTTGTTAGTAGTAGCTGTAAGCTCAATTTGGTAGTCCCGTTGTGCGGGGTTAACCAACTTGCCAACCTTTAGAAAATTAGGTGCAGCTTCCACTAAGGTTTTAACCAAAGTGGATTTGCCACAGCCTGAAAAGCCTGACAAGACAAAAACTGTTTCAATGGGATCAGCCAAGAATTGATAAAACAAATCTGTGGCTTTTTGTTGATCTGTTGTCAGCTCAAAAGGAGCAATCGCAGTCAAAGTATTCATGAGTGTGCAGGCTCCGGTTCAATTTTTATAAGATCAGCAGGCTTTATTCCTAACAAAGCTGCTACTTTGATACGCACATATTCAGCGTGAGATAGTAAGTGTGTTTCAAGCACATTACGGTCTATTTCACTAATGGTATGTTGCCCATCATAAGGTTCATTAAGTGCTTCCGCATTAGACAAAGAGTTAATAAAAGTAACGCCATCTTTGTAAGGCAATACAATTTTATGTCCCCAAGACATTTTTATAACCATGTAATTTTCTTTAATTTTTGCAGCAGTTACTTTTTTGTGCGCTTCTTCAAAGTTCATTTAATTCTCCATAGAGTAATGAATAGTTTTGCCGAATGGGGCATTAAACTGCGGATTGTCATTAATAAGCCAAAGCATATTAACTTTGGTTTCAGTGGTATAGAAATGGAAATGACCATCGGTAAATACCAGAAGTAATTGCGGTTTATTTTCATTAGCCCAGTCGAGAACTGGATTAATATAAGTACCCCCTTGACCTATGAATTTGACATCCATAAGTTGTCGTACTGTTTTAATAGTATGTACTGAATTAATATCTGTATCAAACTGAATTAAACTAATTTTGTCAGGCTGCATCATTTTTAAAATAGAATGTGTTTCTGTGACAAAACGTTGAAAGTCAGTATTAGATACTGATCCAGATATATCTATTGCAATAGCAATATCCATTAACTTATTGCTAAACAAACTAGGTAAATGATACTTAGGAAAGAACCGTCTATTTGGTTTGCGAAACGTGTAATCATTTTTGGCAAAGTTAAAAAGATATTTCTGAAGTATGCGATTCCATGGAAGTTTAGGTTTAAGTAAATGATCTAAGTAAATCTGAATTTCCCCAGGAATACTACCAATCTTGTCAGAGCTCATCTTGGATTGCATAGCTGCACGCATTAAGATGTTTTGGATGTCTTCTTCTAGTTGATCACTAGATTGATCACCAGGAACAACATCGTTATCCATAGGGTTTGGAGGTGGCTCAGGCTGCGCAATTAAAATAGCGTATATCTGTTCTGCACTAAGACCTTCATAAATACTGTCGGCATATCCATGAGCTGGCATTTTAAAACCGCGTTTAATTAACTGAAGGTTAATAACATGGTCGCACGCAATATTAAATATGCGCTGCTTATACCCTACACCACGACTCATGTGCAGATATGCACAGTGCATGGCTTCGTGTATTAAAAGAAATACTCTTTCTGCTGGAGATAATTCCATAAAGAATACGGTATTAAACTTAATCCATTTACCATTAGTAGCGGCGGTAGGAATACTATTATCAAAGCTGGTCTTTAAAGAAAAACACAGCGTAGTAAAGAAAACTGAATCTGGCGTAGATAACAGTTGCAGTTTGGTTTTATTTAATGCTTGCTGATGTTCAGTATTTACTGCATTAAGTGTTTGAATTTCGGAGGCCATAGGTATCCCTTTTTAAGGCAAAAAAAAGAGCCCTATGGCTCTGTGGTTATAAAAAATATATCTTACTAGGCAAGAAATTTCTGACTGTCTTTAAGGCGCTCTAAACCCTCTCTGTAATATTCAGACATTTTTTGGCTATAAGAAGTAGCCGCTTCATGTCTAATTAACTCTCTCGCATACTCTTCTATATTATTTTTAATAATATTTTGTGCTTGGGGTTTTTTGAAATAGTTAATAAGAATATCCATGATTTCCTTTTAGTTTAGTAATACGCTACAGCTGACTCATCTTGCCATTTAATAAAGGCAGGGTGTTGAGCTAATTGCGTTTTTCTTTTAATAGCAGTTTTCAGGGTTATAACTTGAAACTCTACTGGCATACGCATGATGTATTTCATGAGTTGACCAATATTACTATTCTGCATGTTTTCTGCAATAGAGCCTGTAATGGCATACAGCACTGACGGTTCTTCAGGAATAGCCACAGTCTCAGGAGATGCTTCAATCTGGCTCATCTTGGGTAATGAGTCATAGATCTTGCAAAAGGTGATGAACTCACGGGCAATGCCTTCAGAAACAGCGCCTGAATACAGAATAAGCTCTTCTGGAGAGTTCTCAGGCAATTTACCAATCAGACGGTTTAAAAACTCCCATGTTCGTGGGCACGCATAGGTACTGTCTGTGTGATCTGGCTGAAAACTGAACAAAGCTTTGCCATTAAAGCCTATGTAGTCGGTAATCTTGTGGTGAATGCCGTTGTTATTGGCCCAAGTTATCCATTCCTTGACATCAACGCGCAACTCCACATGTACTAATCGGGATTGTAAAGCTGTGCTCATAGGATTTACGATAGCGTTGTCTGTTTCCAGATTACCAGCGCATACAGTGATTACTTTAGAGTTTAAAGAGCTTTGACCTACCATTCGATCAAGTACTAGCTTGTAAGCAGCAGCTTGAACAGCAGGTGAAGCAGAGTTGAACTCATCTAAGATCAACATCCAGCCAACATAGCCTTCAGGAATAGGGTCATCCTCTAATGGAAAAGTTTCCATAGGAACATATCCAGCTTTATTGCCTTTAATGTTAGGGAATCCTAGTAAGTCTGTTGGGTCACATTGACTTAAACGTAGGTCAATGACTTTAAGGCGGTACTCTTTAGCAATCTGGTGGAAGATTTGGGACTTTCCACAACCTGGACTGCCTACTAGCATGGGAACTAGCTTGGCTTTGATGATAGCAGTGATTACAGACACGGCTTGACTGGCTTTAACTTGCATGAAATAGCTTTCTAACTGGCTTTAAGTTGATAAAGCAGTGTGTTTTGAAACGTCATCAACAAAGTAGTGATGTCGTTTTTGTTAGTGATAGGTAACTTGGATTCAGCAAAGTCGATGACTTCTTGTATGCTGCCCATGGTCGGAAAGAGGGCCATAGGCACCGCACGGAGTGACGGCTGATGCAATGAAGGTTTAACCATGCTTAGGTACGTCTTTCTTTTGGATCAGGTCTTTAAAAAAGCGCAGCACCACAGCAACAAAATTAAACCTAGTTTGAATGGACTCTGGTTTGATAGGTTGATTACGAATTTGCTCACGCAGCACTCGGTGAATAGTGCGGGTTGAGCAATTAAAAGCACCAGCAAGATCAGAGATGTGTATCCCTTTTTGATAGTGTTGGAAAACTTGCTGTTGCTCGTGTTGTGTCAGACATTTGACGGTCATGATAGATCTTTCTTAATAAGTGTTTTAGGGCTATGTGAGGCTTTCCATGCTTGGCGGGCTGCCAGTGCATGGGGCAGAAGAACAAACGCTACCTTGCCTGCTTTGAGCAAGATGGGGACTAGTTTGAAAAGGATGGGAGACATCAGGTTTCCTGTAATATTTGTGCGTACTTTTTAAAGTTTTTTGGGTGTCTTGGTATATCGGCTGCGTATAGTCAAAAAACCCATTTTCTGAAAGTTAGAATATCGGTTTAATGTTTTTGAGAAGTCGGTAAATACTTCTATAGAAGTCTACGTTTTGTTTTGTGAGGTATAAAAAAAAAGAGTGAACACATCTGGTTTGATGTATTCACTCTTTCAAATCGCCCAGCGCAAGGAATGCGCCTGTTTAGCTGTCAGCTTAAACCGTAGTTGCTCTCACGAATGTGATCTGCCAAGTCATATGTCATCTTGGGAAAGACTCCAGCACGGCCATGTATCTGGCTTAACAAGTCATCTAACAACATAGATTGAGCAATCTCTGCCATGAGTTCTCTGTACTGCCATCGAACTGCGTTAAGGTTGTTTGGATGAGCTTTAAACTCATCATGAACAGTTACTAACTCAAAAGGTTTGTATGAAAGCATGCTTGTGACAAGATGTAACAAACCTTTAAGGTGCGTATCTGACAAGCACATAACAGAAGAATCATCTAGATAAGGCAGGATAACTGCGCTAATCATGGTGCTACGTTCGTACTGCTCAGCGTAGTATGCTACTTTGTCATTACAAGGCGGTAGATTCCGCACTTCGAATAAGCTTCGCTTAGTTATTTCTGCATCAATAGCTTCTACTACATCGTTCAGCATAGCTGCATCGTAGTTACAACGTCTATGCATCTCACGCAAGACGTAACCGTCTACTGAGTGAACAACATTGGCAGCGTTAGATAGACCAGCACGTTGTCCAATGTTTTCATAGAACTCGTATGTAAAAGTAGCATGGTCTAATTCGTCAACCTCAATACGTACTTCTTTCTTATTCATTACCTTTATTTTGGCGTCAAATCCGTCAGGCAACTTCCACTCATGTAAAAGTGCCCATGGCTTCCAGCTGGCCAGCAAGTCTTGCAGCAACGTCCAAGCACCAGGTGCTACTTCGTTTGCTGCTTGATAGAAGGCATCCAGCTCAGGCGTATCTTCACCAAAGATCTCCTTTGGCATGGCTTTAGAGCCGTAGAAAGATGTCATAAGCGCTTGTTTTGCGTCTTGTCGTGAGATGTTTACTGCGTTACCTTCTCCTAAAATAGTATTCATCATTTGGGTAGCTTTGGTATAGGCGTCAGCTCGCTCATTAGGGTTGATCAGACCTGTAGCTGTAGCGCCTTTCAAGCAGCCTGTCATGACAGACATGATCTGAATGCCTGAACAACACGCATCTAAGCCCACCATGTGGCCACTAGGAATGCCTTGTTGTGCTTTGCGCACAGCCATTACAGCCTTCATAAACAAAGGCTTGGTTTCAGCTTCTGCAGACAATAGCTCTAAAGTCTCCAAGTTGTCTGTAGCCCACTTGATACGTTCTTCAAAGATTAGCTTGTCATGGCCAAACTGGTTGGCTACGTCGATGAGCAGGTAGTCCCAGCCGGTATATGTTTTCATAAGAGTCCTTTGAAAGTTAGATGTATTGATTAGGTTGGAACACCTTCAATCAATTCAGGTGTGGACAGCTCAAGCATGGCTTTCTTGAATGCTGACCCTTGAGTATTTATGTGGTATCCATGTGAATAAATACGACCTCTTTTGTCTACTTTGTGGTTAAAGTAAAACTTATTGCCTTGCGTTGCCATGAGTAGGTAGAACTCATAGCTTTGCTTCTTGAAATGCGCCCAGCCTTCCTCTTTATCTTGGGTGTCCAAGTCAAAGGTTGGCTCTTCTTCAACAGTACTTAAGAACTCGGTGTCTACTTGTAGAGCAACCTTGTTCATGGTGTTTAAAACATCTAGACAGATGTCTCCGTCATGGTGGTTGCCTGATCCTAAGATTAAGCTGTCGTTGTGCGTGAGATAGCCTGATGAGTAGTTGTGAGTCAACTCTAAAGGCTCGCACACCATAGGAGGTAAGAACTGGCTGTTGTCTATGAACTCAATGAGCTTTTGAGGTAACGGAATACAAGACTGGACCATTAAACTGGCGCTTTTGTTGTCTTTAGTAATGTCAAAGGCATCTGTTCTACACAGTACTGCCATAAGTTCAGCAACTGTAGTAATAGCTTCTGTTCTGTCACTTAGTTTTAAGCGCGAAGACATCTGCGATGACACAGAAGTAAACAGTTCAGGACGCAAGCAGTAAGCAATGCCTACAAACATGTCCATTACTAAAGATGAGATGTCCATGTTGTCTAACTGCTCTAATCTCTTCATTTTGGAGCTGTAGTACGTAGCTGAAAGGTACTCTGTGACTAACTCAATACCTCTTTTAAGCTTGTCTTGCATTTCAGAGCTGGCTTCAATGGCTTTTCTGATCTTCACATCAATGTGCTTCTTGTTGAAGCGCTCTTCGTTTATCTCTTGTACGACAATGTCACGCATAGTTTCCATAATGATCTCCAATGAATGTTTTTTCTAGTACTTTATGACTAAAGTTAGTTTATTTAAAGACTGCATTTTTTGAACAAGCAAGTCGGTTTGTTTTGCTGGTCCTTTGGTAAAGGCCAACAAACCGTCAGAGAACAAAGACATGTCTCTTGTTTGGTTATGGACTGCAGCTATGCCGTCTAGCACCCAATGAGTTATGAATGGATAGCAAGGAAGGTCATACTCTCGTGCGAATCTTCTACCTTGGGTATCTGCACCTTTGGTCATGTCACTGACAATGGCTATGTTGCGGTCAGCAAGCTCTCCATCAGCCAAGGCAAAGATAACGCGAGTCATTAATGCGTAATCATTAAAATAATGATCACCAGTCACAATAAGCTTGTACTCAGGCAGCACTTCTTCAGTTCCTTGGTTCATAGGGTTACTACCAAGGTTTTGCGCAAGTCGTAAATAAACGCATTGCGTTTAACTTGGGCATCAGTGCTAAAACCGATATTGGCTTTTTCATACGCACTGAAGCTGCTGATGAAGACGGGATTGGCTTGAGCTTTGGCTTTAAGCACACGACGAGCATCGCGTCCTCTTGTCCAAACGCTATAGTCATCGCTCATTTCATAGCTCCAGTCATGCTGGTTTAAGTCTTTGACATAGGCGTCAAATTGTTCAAGCGTGGGCATAGTTAATCCTTTGATGTGGCAAAAGCGCCAGCCAATGGCCGTAGGCCAAGCTAAAGGAACAACTAAGAACAAAAAAAAGGCCACACATCACCTGATGTGCAGCCTGTGGTTAGCTGAAACAGTAAATCTGCGGACTGTCTCGGCTGGGGTAAATATGCCTATAAATAGACACTAAATATGTAAAAAAACACTGCTCTCACCTGTGAGGGTGAAAACAGTGTAGTTAGATTAGCTCAGATCAAAGCCTGAAGCTTCTGATCCTTCAACGCGGGTGTATTCAATGATCAGCTTGGCCAATAACGCGCTTACTCGCGTTGGGTCTTCGTTCAACCAATCAAGCATTTCGCGTTCGCCTGTCTTGTTATTCCTGAGTGGAATAAAACCTAATTTGCGGCGCTTGCTACCATCTTTTGATGGCAAATAGAGGTTTAAGAAACCTTGAGCTTCCCAAGCAGTATTGGGTTTAACAGAAGCTGGTGAGACGTTGGATTTGAAAGACATGTGGTGTTCCGATAAAAGTGAGAGAGGATCGAATTGACCCAATATATGGCCGTAGGCCAAGCAACGTCTTTTTGTTAAAAAGGCTGCAAAAGACAATTCTTTACACTTTTGATTAGTTTTGTTGTAAGGCGGTAGTGTAAGAGTGTACCCTGCCTTTTTGTAAGGGAAAACCTTTAGAAAGCTAGCAGAATGCCGATGCCTGCAAAAACAGCGACGGTTAAAACGCCATAAAAGAAATCGCTCATGAAATGAACTCCGGTTGTAAAAAGACGAAAAAAAGAGGACAAAAGTCCTCAGTGATTGGGTGAAGTGAGGCTGATTAAGTCAGCCACTCTTCTGAGTATTCGGTTTGAAGTGCGTCTTCAAGAGCAAAGACAATGTCTGTTGATAGAACATCAAAGTCGTTGAGCGGTAAGGACAAGTCGTTGTATGACATAAGGAGATCTCCAATGAATGGGACAAGTGGTTGGGAAGTAAAGAAAGCCTTTACTAACTCCAGGAAATGGCCGTAGGCCAGGAAGAGCAAAGAGAAAGAACCTATCTCCGATAAGGAGACGGTCTTAGAGCTCTTGGCTTCTTATTTGATAGGTGCGGTAAGCACCAGGCGGTAAGCGCCGTAGATGGCCAATACATTAGTTACAAGACCTAATGAGAAGGCAATGATTGGGTGAAGGCCAAAGCCTTGAGTGATGTATTCAATGCCTAAGACAATTAGTATTACTGACATCATTGCCAGAAAGATGCAGCAAACAAAGATAGCAACAGTGTTGAGAGTAGTCATGATTAGTTCCAATGAAGTTGTGAAGAACATAAGGTATGTCCAATAGATGACCGTAGGTCAGAGTAGTGCTGATATATCGTCTGTGTATCGGAATGAGAGAGATAGAGTTAATAGAGTTAATTAGGTAAAGGTTCTTACTACTTAACTGACTATCTAAATGTGTTGTGTATGTGTAGGACTTAATAGGCTACCCCGAAGGGTAGCGTGATATTAAGGTGCTGTGAGAGCAGCTAGCTCTTTAGCTTGGTTGATGAGTTTGACCTTGCGGTCATTGGCAGCTTCGTCAGCGAATGCTGCTGATGTGCCTTCGGCCCATGAACTAATGTGAGCGAATGCTCGGCAGAAGTTGGTGATACCTTCGATCAATGTAATGATCATGATGTTGAATGCACGGAACATAGTTAACTTTCAGTTGGTTGTGGATATCCATTGGATGGCCGTAGGCCAGCTATAGGGGGGGGGGTATTTGTGTTTATCCGCTCTGCGGATATCAGTCCTTCACTCATACCCATTTTTTAAAATTCCTCCAAATGCGATTAAAAAAATCTCACATAATTTTTTGAAATAATCCGACACCCTGAATGGAGTACCATATACACCCGATACACTAACTATTGGTATTAGCTATATGACCGCACTAACTATTGAGCAATTTAAACAAGCTTTGCCTGATAAGGTAAAGAAGTCTGTGAGCCAAGACTTAATTGATTCAGTTAATAACACGCTAGGTGATCCAGAGATGTTTGAGGCATACAGGGATAACCTACTTAGTTACACCAAGGTAATGGCTGATGGCCGATTTAAGGTGCCCAACTACATTGATGCAGTTCGATATGTGAGCCACAAGCTCATGGGCTGCAGCAACATTGAGGCTTACACCAAGGCGTTCCCTGATAAGTACGCCAGGTTCATGGCTCAAGGTGTGGTGGCTAAAGACATTGCCAGCTATGTCACTGCTTACAACAAGAGCAAGCTGGTGAACCTAATCTTTGAGCAGACGCTGATTCCTAGTTATGTGTTGAACCAAGATCTGTATCAACGGGCGCTCAATGTGCAGGCCGATCTAATGATCAACGCCAACAGTGAGAAGGTAAGGACGGATGCGGCCAACTCACTGCTGACCCAACTCAAGATGCCTGAAGTGACAAAGGTAGAGCTGGAGATTGGAATGAAGGAAGATTCTTCTATTGCTATGTTGCGGACGGCGACTATGGAGCTGGCTAGACAGCAACGTTTGGCGATGGAGTCTGGAGCCATGAATGCTCAGGCAGTGGCGCATTCTAAGATTAATGTAATTGATGTAGAAGCCAAGGAAGTAATTTAATGATTTCTTTTCTTTTTAATCTTTTATTTTTTAGTTTGGCAATTGCCGGTTTCTTTTGGTGGGAAGCTGCGCAAGCTTTATGCGGTTTATTCTTATTAGGTGCTTTTCTTGGATCTTTATTTGATAGTAATAGAAAGAATGCACGACGAAAATAACTAGATATTGCGCAGTCAATTACACTAGTCGCTACGCGACTGGAACAAAAGGAATTAATTATGGCTGCAACAAATGACTCGTCTTTACTATCTATGCCGGATGAAATAGTTAAGATGCTGGCGGCAGAGGATAAGAGAAAGAATTTTCCTGCTGGAACAATGCAGTCATTGATGCAGCAAGAGGTGGGCGGTAATCTTTCTAAATATATGAAAGACCCTACCACTTACCATTACGGTTTGAATGCTAAAGGCAAACGAATTGCTGGGCATACCGGCAAAGTATCTACTGCTTTTGGTCCATTCGGTTTGTTGGAGTCTACGGCGGCTAAGCCAGGTTATGGCGTAACGCCATTAGGAGATAAATCTAGTTTGGTTGAACAAGCCAGATTTGCAGCTGATTACTTAGCAGCCAGGTCTAAAAAAGCAGGTAGTTTAGATGGCGGCTTGGCCGGATATGGTGAAGGGGCCAAGTATGCGAGCCAAGTAGCTGGGCGAATTCCTAGTGCTCAAGCCACTCCGCCTCGTCGTGAGTTTAGTCACCCTTTGATGCAGGAGCCTGTTTTAGCTGACGCTGCACCTGTTAATTTATCTGCTGTATCTGCTGCTCCCCAAGCGGTTGCCTCACCGGATGTGGCTCAAGTTGCGGCGGCGAGTTCTCCAGGTATGCCTAATGCAGACCCATGGCAAGAGTTTTTACAAAGATCGCGTGAAGCAGGTAAGCCAGAAAAGATGGCGTATGGCGCTGGAGCACCAATTGCACAGCAGCCTAACATTCAATTAAATGTTCCAGATTTTATGGGAATGGCTAAATACATGGACAGCTCAAAAAGTTCAAATTCATTGCGTGGGTTTGAGTCTTTGTGAGTGATGCTGTAGCTGAAGCGCTGGCACCTTGGAAAGTAGAGGATTACCTTAACGCTACTGATTACACTAGCGATTCCAAGTACGTACCCAGCGACTTTGCGCTGGAGTTTGTTACCTTCATCAAACTAGTAAATGGTGAGCAAGGCGAAGAACACAAGACACCTTTAGTTCATTACCGGATGCTAGACACCATTACTGAAGGTGGGCGGCGCATTGTGAACTTGTGCCATCGAGGTATTGCAAAGACCACAGTCATGGGTGAGTATTTGTTTTTGTACATAGCTGTGTACGGAGAAATCCCTGGCTTTGGCAAGATCTCCTTGGCGCTGTACGTCTCCGACTCAATTGAGAACGGTGTCAAGAACATGAGGAAAAACTTGGAGTTTAGGCGTGACAACTCTGACTTTTTGAAAGAGTACATACCTGCTACACGGTTTACTGATATTCGGTGGGAGTTCACCAACGCTGACGGCAAGATGTTCATTGTCAAAGGCTACGGCGCTAAAACTGGTGTTCGTGGTGCCAAAGAAATGGGAACTCGTCCGCAGCTGGCTGTGCTCGATGACTTGATCTCAGACGAGGATGCACGCTCAGCCACGGTGATCTCTGCTGTGGAAGACACGGTTTACAAGGCAGTGAACTACGCCTTGCATCCAACCAAGAACATGATCATCTGGTCAGGCACACCCTTTAACGCTAAAGATCCTTTGTACAAAGCAGTTGAGTCAGGTGCTTGGGCAGTCAACGTATTTCCTGTTTGCGAGATGTATCCCTGCACGCAAGAAGAGTTTAAAGGCAGCTGGCCAGATCGCTTCACCTTCGCCTACGTCAAAGATCAGTACGACACCGCTGTGAAGTCGGGCAAGGTTGAAACCTTCAATCAAGAGCTGATGCTGCGAATTATGAGCGAGGAAGACCGGATGATCCAAGACGGCGACATCGGTTGGTACAAAGTAGACGCTGTGCTGCGCAACAAAAGCCGCTTTAACTTCTACATCACTACTGACTTTGCTACGTCTGAAAAAGACAAAGCTGACTTTTCCGTAATTAGTGTCTGGGCCTACAACAACGTAGGCGATTGGCTTTGGGTAGACGGTATTTGTAAACGCCAACTAATGGACAAGAACATTGATGACCTCTTTCGTCTCGCACAGATCTACAAACCACAGTCTGTGGGCATTGAAGTTACTGGTCAACAGGGTGGGTTCATCCAATGGATACAAGGACAAATGCTCGACCGGAATATTTACTTCCCTCTTGCAAGTGAAGGAAATGATACCAAACCAGGAATTAGACCTAACACCAATAAGATGGTACGTTTTAATACCGTGGTGCCTTTGTTTAAGTCACGAAAGGTATTCTTTCCAATTGAAAGAAAGACAGAAGCTACAATAGTTGAAGCTATGAATGAACTGGGACTGGTATCTGTATCTGGCTTTAGAAGTAAACATGATGACTTTTTAGATACTATATCTATGCTGTCTTC